GTTGATAAGTTGAGAAAAACTTATGGAGAAGAATTTCCCGGAGAGATGGTTCTCTTTAAAGAGCTTTTGGCTCATGTCCTTTATTGGGGTGAGCCAGCAAATGCAGAAGTAGTCGGTACAATTTCAACATTGGCAGAAGAAAGTGACACCGTTACAGACTTTTTTAGCAACATGGACTTTATCAATAATAAAATTCGTGAAGCGAAAAGAGGGGGAACTTCACTCTTAACCTTTGCTACACCGTTCAGCTTTAAAGGTCGTGAAGCCAATGTCAACATTATTTTTGATGATTCTGATGGTGTCTTTCCTTATACCTTGAGTGGAGAGCTAAGTTATGAAGAAGAACGTAGGGTTCACTTCGTAGCAGGAACACGTGGTGATGAAGTTACGATTTACCTCACTCGTAGAGGAAAAGCTTCACCATTCTTGAAAGAAATGGGTATTCCGTTAAAATCGTGGACTCCACTTGACGGAGTGGTACTAAATGGTGTAAAATTGAAGCAGGAATTGAGTTTAAAAGAACGCATGCAAAAAGCCAAGGTCGAAGAACAACTTGGAGCGTTCACAGACTTTAATTTGAAACTTTGATTTTAAGAATGTGTGGTAAAGACTTTGAATAAGAATGCGAATTTAGGTTTGTCCTTTTTTGACATACAAGCATTAGATGTAAACCGAAACGTGAAGGACGAGTTGACTCTCGGTCTCCTTCACGGATTGGATTTAACACCTTTTATAACAAGTGATAAGGTAGACTTTGAGCTGTTAAGAGCAGTTCGTCTATGTTTGGAGCATGATGTACCTCTTTATTTGGTAAACGCTAATTTGGATAAAGATGTGCTAACTCCTTTGTACAAGTTGTATAGCGCTCATAGAACTTTGGACTCTAGTGGTTTATCTAACTATTTCAACTCAACCAATTATGAGTTGATGGTAGAACCAAAAACCTTCGGTATCCTTGTTGATTTGGCGCTTGAAAATGTAGACTTCTCTAAGGTAGATTTTACTTTAATTCCTTTGTCTACAATAGAAGTTTTCGCTTCTGCTTTGGTTCAAGGTGTTGAAATCACTGACTTGCAGAACAGTCGAGCGGTATCCGACAAAGACTACCTCGATTTTCTGATTTCCCTTCGTATGGCTGGGGTTGATATTTCTCCATTTTTGGAGGGTTCATGGTCAGAGAGTCAGATTTTGGCGATTTTAAGAGGTCGCTTGAAGATGTCTGTAGTGGATTTCATTCAACATTACATCAATGAGAACTTCACTGCAGGTCAAATCGAACAGTGTTGGAGAGCTTCAGACTTCGGTTGCTTGAGTTTGGTTTGTAGCACTGATAAAGACGGGTTTCCAATTTACAATGAGTACCAAATGTACCAGTTGGTAGAAGGTGCGCGCTTTAATCTGGACTATCGTTTATACGCAGACCCTTCTTTGAATGACTCAGAAATGGCTCTAGCTCGCACAGAACTCTTTAAGAAGGCTGATGAGAACAAGCGTGGAGAACTTTCAAGTAAGATTAAATCTTACAAACCGAAAGGGGCTTTTTGGTAATTCTCATGGGCGGCTTTTATCTATGGGTTCTCTTCGTCTTTAACTCTTTATTTATCTTTGGAATAGGGGTATCCTATGGTTTGAAAGAAACTCAAATCTTAGAAGAAGTAAAGAATAAAGAGAATATGAGAAAAGAACACTTATATCTAGCAGGTTTGGGGACGGTTGGATTGACTTTGCTCTTTGTCGGAGCGATATTTGTAGTTTAGAATAGAAGAAGTAGGTGTAGAACACGTGTCTGCACCTATTTTTATTTGACTAATTATATTATTTATGGTATAATAAATTAAACAGAAAGAATTAAGGAGTTAAAAAATGGTAGAGTTCTTAAATACAATAAATACAGTGGTAGATACTCTTCAACGAACTCATCGTATTGAGTTAGAAGGTAATTTTGAGGTCAAGGTTAAAGGTGATGATGTTCAGTTTTGCTATCATTCTCCATTTAACGTTGTTGGTGTGGTGTCTTCTAAATTATTTTCTAAAAGTCAGTATAAACTAGGTTTATTGAGTTTTATGGAGTGTTTAGCTACTCTTGAGGGTGTTGTTTCCTAGCTTGTTTTACAGAGTTATTTGAGGTTTTAAATGATAAAGTTAATTTTAAAAGGTTTACTGATTTTAGTTGGATTATTTTTTGTAATTTCTCATCTGTGGTTTTCTATTGTTGCTTTTTTGTCCATAGTGCTTTTGGTTTTTGTTTACAACAAAGGGAAAGATAAAGACGAGACGTTAGGGAAGATTGAGAAGAATTATTTCAATCATATCAACTATATCCCTATCAGAACTCGTAAGTTGTTTCATAAATCATTAACAAGTTTGGACTTTGTAGGGCATAAAGGTGCTTATATACTAGCAGATAAAGATGATTTAGGTCGTATTGTGGGTGGCTTTATGGTTTTTGATGGACACTTGTTAGATACTCAAAATAAAGCTATTAAGGTAGGTTTTTATAAGCGTAGTGATGATGTTCGTAAGAATGCAGATGTACCTGGGTTTGATACTGTGAAACAAGAATGGGCGATTGTTCAAGGAAAAGAGCGACCTTTATACCATAGAACTCACTTAGTTCCTTACCGATTGTGTTTAAATGATGGGGAGTATAAGCATGTTATGTTTACAGGAACGGCTCGTTTGAATAGTGGTATGCGTGCTAAAGAGAATTATTTACCTAATGAGGAAGAGCATAACCGAAATGCAGAGGTTATTTTCAAGACTGCCTTAAAGACCCCTATGTATTATATGAACCCAAAGCGAACATCTCAGTTGTCTTTGGATGATTTTGAGCGTTCTATCAGTCATTTTGTGCATCAGAGTGCACAGGCTTATAAGCATACTTATAGATATGGAGTTGAGTGTTTTTATGATAATGATGGTCTGATTCCGTCTTATGTAGAGGTTACTTTAGTTGATTGTACGAAATATAAAGTTTTAATGAGAGCAACTTTATTGAATATTATTTAGAAAGGTTTTAAGCGATGTCTAACTTAGATAAAGAAGTTTATAAAGCAGTAAAAGAAGAAGCTGATAGGGTATCTTCGATTATGTCTGCTCTTATTTTAGGTCGTATATCATCAAGTGACGCTGAAAAACAACTTGGAGTCAATTATTCTAGTTTCTCTCGTAAGAAATTAGATAAAAGCACTTGGGTAAATAGTAGAGTTGTTGCTCCTTTGCAAAATACACTTGTATTTAACCACGATTTACTAGATAATATGAGTGAAACAGCTTTCGGCTCTTTTTGTCGCTTAGTCTTTGGTTCTGAGGTTACCGAGCTTTCAGATGATTTCTTTTCTAGCTTTCTACCTTTTGTAGATACGGTTGTAAAAAGTGTAGATGAAACAGAACAGAAGTGGTTTGAGAAGTTTTTCAAAGGTTCTACTTGGTTGACTGCTAAAAACACAGGAGACTTTCTAGTAGCAGTTTCTAACACCCAAAGGGTATCCCCAACTCGCCAAAGTTTCGTTGAAAAATCAATCGCTAACATTATCAAAAACGTTAGCAAGTCTTGGTACATCAACGATAAAGGTTTGGTCATTCGTTACCGAAGCTCTTCTAGGGTTTCTGAGCGCTTGTTGAAAGAGGGTCAAGTCTTAACTGAGGTTGAGGGTGTTGTTACTTACCGTCCGAAAAACACAGGTTCTCAGATTGAACCTTGTCTCACAGTTGATTTGTTCAATTCTAAAATTCGAGCTTTGTTGAAAGCTAAAGGGTTTACGTTTATTGCAGATTTAGAGTCTATAACCAAGATTGGTCTGCAGAGCTTTGCAGGTCTTGGAATTTCGTCATTTTGGAAAATTGAAGATAAGGTAGAGTCTTTGGGGTATCAATTCAAAGTTGTGGAGGTTTAAACTTATGGTTTTGGTGAGGAGAAAGAAACCAGTAAATAAAGTAAAGCTATTTAGAAATTTTACAAGTTTGAATAGGGTTCGAAACTTTGCAGGTTATGTTGAGGTAGAGAATTTGATTTGGAAGGTTCGAGAAACTGAGTTTGGTATTATGTTTATGTTTTCCGATGGAGTTGTGAATACTTTAAAGTTGGAGGAACACGGAGCCTTTTGGAAATCGAATGAAAAACATACCTTTGTTGTTCCTAATTCTGGACACTTAAAGAAATATTTGAAAAAGAAAGTGATTTCACACTATTATAAGAAGGATGGGGAGGATAGCAAATGAAATTAAAATATGAAGACTACACAGAAAAGACAAGTTTGGTAATTGAATTGAGTGAACTCTTAGCTGGTTACACTGTTTTTACTACCGATAGTGAATCGAGCTTTAAACATCGTTTAAACTTGGTTCGCTCAGTACATCTATCTCGTCTTTGCATCCAGTTTGTTTTTACAGATGATACGACAAAGGTTTTAATTCTAGGGGATGAATTTCCGTATTGGTCAGAAAATGAGATTAAACCAGATTTTGGTTCTAGTTACCTTAGTCCAACTCGTTTATTAGAGAAGATAAAACAAGTTGTTGTAAATTATTTATATGAAGAGGTGTAATAAATGAAATTAAAATATGAGAATTACATGTTGGATAAGACTGTACCAGAATACCTAGCTTCCAATCTGATTTCGCTTGTGGTACACAGTGTGGATAAAGAAGAACAACTTTGGGACACTTATACTCTTGTTCGCTCTATAAAATTAACTAAATCGCAAATTTCAGTTGAGTTTGTAGATGGTACAGAAAAGATTGTGATATTAGGTAATTCTGCACCTTATTGGTCTGAAAATGAGATTACACCTATCCTTGGGTATCCTCAAATCGACTCGGAGAGAGTTTTAGAGCAATTTATTCTTGAAGTGGTTGAAATTTTGTATATTGAAAGTTAGAGGTTGATTATGGTAAAACTTACTAAAGATGCTTCAGACGTTAATTTTGATTTAGATAAGTTAAATGTTGTCTTGTTTGTCTCAAGAAATAAGGATAACAAGAACCTTGAAACGTTTAAAGAGAGAAAAGTATCATTTGTTACAACTAAGGGTTTTGAAGAAATTAAGTCCCAGTTTCAAGTTTTTGTTAATGGCGGTCAAGTTGGTGAGTTTTCGAGGATGTATGTCTCTATTAATCCTCGATCTAATTCAAAAACCTTTAAGGCTTTGCAGCACAAGATGTTGGATCACGAGTTTGATTTATCTACATTACCTCAGAAAGTAGCTTCTCTTGCAGCTGAGGTAGAAAATGCTTATGGAGATAAGCAGCATTGGTTGTTCGACTTCGATCCAGTTGAAGGTCAAGACACTGAGGTTTTGTTAACTAAGTTTGTTGAAGACTTACATATTGCACATGAGACCACGCAGACAAAGAAAGGTCAAAAGCGACCTCCAATATCTGTAACTTTGCACAAAACTCCTAATGGTTATGCAGTTATTGTAAATCAACGTTTTGATACAAGACAGTTGTTACAAAAATACCCTAATGTTGAGTTGAAACGCGATGCTATGTTATGTTACGCTTGGGGTTATAATACTAACACATATTAAGGATAAGATTATGAAACTAAGATACACAAATTACACCATGCAGCAAGATATTCTTGATAAGTTAAGTGAAGAATTAGTCATAGGTTTTGTTTCTGCAAAAGATAAGAAAACAAGGTTATTTACTAAAGTTAACTTGGTGCATTCTGTTACCTTTGCTAAAACTTTTATCCTCATTCGCTTGAATGAGGGTTCTAACTTGGTTTTGAACTTATTGGAAGATGGAGTTGAGTGGGTTGAAAAAGATATAAACCTAAACTTTGGTGATATTGTTTCAGATTTAAACTTATTGACTGCCTTTGAGAAAGTGGTTCTAAGTTATTTATACACAGAAGACTAAGGAGGTTATTTATGTCAAAATTTCTCAATGTGAAGTTATTAGATTCAAACGGTGGTTATTTAGAAAGTATTCCTGACCACCTAATGAAACGCCTCCTAGCTAAACTTTTGTTTGTACATGAAAGTTATAACAATAGAGATGATTCCTTTGGGGTAAGTTCCTTAGTTGAACAAGTTGAGTTTCGAGGTCATTCGCTCCATTTTGTTTTCGTAGATGACTCTGAAATAGACTTGGTAGAAAAGGGTAACACAGTTGCTTGGGTATCCTCAACCGAAGCTACTTACTCTAATTTATCGAATAACTCTAAAGTTTTAGAGCGTTTGAAGACTATTGTAACCAATCCAAGTATGTGGAAGTAGTAGGTGCATTTTCCATGAAATTACGTTATAATAAGTATAGAGAGGAACTTTCCTCAATTACACTGCAAAAGCTCTCATCAGAGCTTTTGTCAGTTCGAGGTTTCCTTGATACAAAATTCTCAACTTTTGTAGGGAACATCCTTTCTTTCGTAGAATTTCGAGACAATCAGATTATCTTTCATTTTCTTGGAGATAAGTTGGGAGTCCTTGAACTAAAAGAATCACAACCCTCTTGGGTATCCCTAGTTTATTTTGCAACTTTCAACGGTCATTCTTTCCCATTGAACTTAGACACTTACAAGAGGATTGTTGAAAGATATTTATATCTTAGAAAGCGAGATTAAACATTGAACGTACTAGAACTTTTTGCAGGAGTAGGCGGTTTCCGAGTTGGTCTTGAAAAAGCAAGTCCACGGTTTAAAACCTTGTGGTCAAACCAATTTGAACCCTCAAGAAAATCGCAAGATGCTTTTGAGGTCTACAATTACCATTTCCCAGAGAGTGAAAATTGGAACGAAGACATCACTACAATTCCCGACGAGCGTTTTTCTGCTTTAAAGGGTAAAGTAAACTTGATTGTAGGTGGTTTCCCTTGCCAAGATTACTCCGTAGCAAGAACTAAGAAAGATGAGAAGGGTATCGAGGGTAAAAAGGGAGTTCTCTTTTGGGAAATCATTAGAGCCACAAAACTAAGTAACCCCAAGTATTTACTCCTAGAAAACGTAGATCGCTTGTTGAAAGCTCCCTCTAAACAAAGAGGTAGAGATTTCGCTATTATGCTAAGAGCCTTTGCTGATTTAGGTTACGGGGTCGAGTGGCGAGTCATTAACCCTGCAGACTATGGTTGGTGTCAGCGAAGAAAGAGGGTCTTTCTCTTTGTTTATCGAAAAGATACTGACTACTTCAAGCAACAACAAGCCTTGGAAGATTTCGGAGTAGGTACTAGCGGTATCTTCGAGGAAACTCACGAAACTAAAGATGAAGTTGTAAAAGACAGAGCTTTGTCTTTCACTTTACCAGAAGACATTGTAGAGGTCTCAGACTCGTTCTCTACACAATTTTGGAACTCAGGAAGTATGATAGAAGGTCAAGTCATTACAAAGGAATTAGAGCCTTATTATGATGGTGCTAGTTTGGTTCTCAAAGATGTGTTAGAACATCACTCTGATTTACCAAACTCTCTTTATTTGTCTGAGGATAAAGTAAACAAGTTCCGTTATTTGAGAGGTGCTAAGAAATTTGAACGCACCAATTCTGAGGGGTTCACTTACACTTACTCTGAAGGTGCTATGGCTTTAGTGGATAGCGCAGAATTACCTTCTCGAACTTTGTTGACCTCTGAGGGTTCGATTAGTCGCACTACACATTTGATTGAAGATGAAAAAGGTTATCGACTTTTAACTGCACTTGAGACTGAGCGTCTACAAGGGTTTCCCGATAATTGGACACAAGTTAAACTCAGCAACGGAAAAGAAGTAGCGGCATCCGATACAAGAAGAAAATTCTTTATGGGAAACGCTCTAGTTGTTGAGGTTGTTGAGAATTTGGGTAGATATATTGCTGATAGCTTAGAGTGAAAAGGTGTTTGAATATGGGAATTAAGTGGTTAAGTTGGAAGAAAGATAAAGTTTCTTTGAAGAGAGAGGTTGTTTTCGTAGATTTTACTAAGGAAACGACTAAAGTAGAGCATGGTGTCTTATTTTCTGTGGTTGGGACGCTTTAGTTGGGTGAGGTTTTTATGGTAAAGAAGGTTTACGGAAGAAGTAAGGAAGTTTACCTCGTTGAGTTTTATGGTGATTATCATTGTTTAGCGACTGCCAAACGATTGCAAACTCTGCTGAAGTCAGGAGAATTGTTAGGTGAGAAGGTTGAGATTGAATTGGAGAAATTAGGTAAAGATTGGGTTGTTCCAAGTTCTGTTTTAGAAGACTTACACTCTCGATTTGAAAAAGGTGGTCTTGGTATCTCTCCTTTGTGGTTGAAATTTTAGTGAGGTGTAGTGTGGTTGAAGACTTTTTCTTTATTGGAAATAGAATAGGTAAAACAAATAATCCTATTAAAGACAAAGATGGTTTGACTTTGACTGATTATTGGTCTAATGGTTTAATTGAGAACAAGTCTATAGTTGTAGTCGATAAGAAAGAGGTTTTTAGTGGAAACAAAAGCACATTTCAATAAACGAATGGTCGCAAGAGTACGTAGAATTTTGAAGGAAACTGAGCAGTACAAAACTGAGTTGTTACATACTTTGTGTGAGCAAAATGGTTTTGTTATTCAAGGAAATAATAATAGGCTTGTAAATTCAGATTACATGCTTAGTCGAGTAGAAGTCGAAGATATTCCTTTTACATTTATGTACCGCGGCAGTAAAACTTACATTTTCGGTGATTTACTTGTCCGATTCGTTGCCAGTTTGGGTAAACCTTATTATCGGGTATCCCTTAAACCTCCGATTTTCGATTTAGAAGACTATGACCCAAACTACTTAGATATGGAAACTTTTTTAGAGTTACTAGAAGAGAAGTGAGAGGTTATGTGATGACTTGGTACGACTTTATGATAAACGCAGCCAAACAGTCTCGACATAATGCTCACCATTGGTTTCGCTACCTAAGAAAAGTGATTTTTGAAGACTACACTTATTTAACTGATGAGGATATTGAAAAGTTGCTTACTTCTAATGAGTTGACTGCTTTTCAAAAGGTAAGTTTAGAGTTTGCAGTACAATACGGTTCACCAACTCATGAACACGTGGTATCTTTGAACAAACCTGTAAATATTGATGAAGTAAGACAGTTGATGGAGAGTTACAGATATGGATAGACGACAAGTTGCTTTTGAGCTTTTAAACGAAGAACTAGCAAAAGAAGGTCTCAATTTAGCTCTTATTTGCGTTGGTGGGTTTGTATTAGAACACTACGGATTTCGGTCTACGCAAGATGTAGATGCTTTTTATAGAGAAACCCCTATAATAAAGGAAATCATTTACAGAGTTGGGGAACAACTTGGTTTAAACACTTCCGAAGAACTTTGGTTAAATAATAGCGTAGCAAACTTAAATCCACTACCTCCTATTGAGTATTGTGAGGTTTTGTACTCTTTCGAAAATTTAACTGTTTATGTAGTTTCCTTAGATTACATTTTGGGAATGAAACTAACAAGCACACGTGAACAAGACTTGAAAGATGTTGGTGAGATTATTAAGTACAAAGGTTTACGTTCTCCTTTTGAGTTATATGATTACTTAAATCAGTTAGGGTTTGCTCCTTTAGATTTCGCTTATGTTTTGGAAGGCTTTAATTTAGCTTACGGTATGGATTGGTTGCGAGATTTCTTTGAACAGAACCAAGAAGAGTTAAGAAACTATTATTGAGAGGTTTAAGTTTTGGAAAAGATAACACCAACACTAAGAGTTTTAGGTAGCACTACAGTAGTAGGCGCAGATAGAGAACAACATGACTTCTACGCAACCGAACCTAAAGCAGTGGAATTGCTACTAGATAAAGAGCAATTTCAACAAGATATTTTAGAACCTTGTTGTGGGTTGAACCATATTGTAGAGGTTCTAAAGAGCAGAGGGTATCAGGTTATAACCTCTGACCTCATTGATAGAGGTGTCGGTGCTGAGGTAAAAGACTTCTTTGATTATGAGTCTTGGCACGGAGATATTGTGACTAACCCTCCTTACTCACATGCAGTAGACTTTGTGGAACACAGTTTGAAGATTACTGAGGTGGGTTCTAAGGTTGCTATGTTCCTTAAAATTCAGTTCTTAGAAAGTAAGAAACGTAGAGAGTTCTTCAAACAATACCCACCTAAGTACATTTATGTTGCAAGTAGTAGATTAAAATGTGCTAAAAACGGTGAGTTTGAAAAAATACGGTAGCTCCGTAGCTTGTTACGCTTGGTTCGTTTGGGAGAATGGGTATCGAGGAGAACCTTCAGTTCGTTGGATAAACTAGAAAGATAAAAGGTAAAACACTATGAACAATACAAGCACACAATTCTTATTAGACATCACAAACTTTATTGTGAGTAACTTCAAAAACCACAAGATTTGGGACGTTGAGATTGCTTTCCCAGAGTCTTCTGAGGATAGTGCAAATGGTTTTCCGAAACATGGATTTGTAGAAGTAAGTGCAACTGACGCTCAAGGTAATTGGAACAGTCACTCCTTCATGTTCAACTCACCAGAAAATGTAGATGAAGAAACGAAGAGTTACTTTACAAATTGCACTTTCCTTTTGTATGTGAATACTTCAAACACCCTTTTGTGGAAAGAATAAACAAACTAGCGGCATCTTCATTTTGAGGGTACTTTTTCTTTGTCTTATTTTCCTCTAGTTTGTCTTAAATTTCTTTCAATTTGACTTACGTTCTCTTCTTTTAGTCTTACTTTCAAGTATATTTGTCCTACATTAGCTCTTGATTGTCCTACCTCAAAACATATTTGTCTTACAGTTATTTTTCTTGTCATACAGTTGTCATAAGATTTGCAAAACCCTTTAAAATCTGCTATAATAGTCTTATTAAACTCGGAAAGGAGCAGTTTAGACGATTGAACTTAAACGATTACACTTTACAAGGTGTTGACTTAGCTAAGAAAGTATTAGCAAACGGTTTAGCACGTGGTTATCCTATAGTCCTCAAAGGCGACCCGGACGTTGACGGTCTTATGGCTTGGTTCGTAGGAGCTAAGATGCTACAGAAAGCAGGGTACTCGTTCCATTCTTGTGTCAACACCGATAGAAGACACGGTATGGTCGAAGAAGAGCTTGTCAAAAAAGAGCGCAGTTGGGGGGAATTTGACTATTATATTCCGACAGAGTACCATCAAAATGAGATTATTATTAACGTAGACTCTTCCATTTCGGCAGAGGAAATGTTGCAGCTCACAAGTCAAGGAAACTTTGTAATAAGCCTAGACCACCACGAAGTCGAGGGTAATCCATTATTCCCAAATCAACAGTATTGGTCTACCACAGAGGAAACAGGGGATGGGGTATCCCTCATTGGCGAAGCAGTTTTAATCAATAATCAGTATGATTTTGAACCAGAAGAATTAAGATTTTGGTCAGGAACTGGGGTAAACTAACAGTTTACACAAATATAGAAAACTTAGTAACTTTTTCATAGTTTTCTATGTTTTATGTAACAATGACAAATAGAAAGCCCTGCACATTCTGTAAGGAGTGTGTATCATTACAAAAGTTAAACCGAGGAAATACCTTAAAACCTGTTTGCCACAACGTAGGATGAAAATTCAAGCGTGAAGGTAGCGAAAGCAGAAAGAAGAAACGGGATGTTGATACAGTCTAGTAGCTGACACAAAAGTGAGCGATTGTAAAGCTGAAATAAAAGCTAATTAGTGTCTAGTAAAAAGAAAATAGTGACTGCTAGAAAACGTTAGTGCTAAGTCAACGTAAACAAGGGTAAGTTTCGGTAGGAATGTCCTAAGTCTTAAGAAGAGATAGGGATAACCTCTAACGACTATCTCCTGATGGGAGAGTAAAGCCACAAGCTAATGGTGGAAGAAAAATATTTGGTCTGACTGCTCAGTGAAGTTGTGTTAGAGTAGTCAGATTGACATATAGTCTGCGCACGTTCTGTAATGGAAGTGACTAGGAAAAGACCTAGCTGTTAGGGGTTGCGCCTTAATGGAAACTGTCAAAAGTACGAAAAATAGTTCATTGAAAATTGAATAACACGATAAATATTTGTTGCATTAAATTACATAATATGATACAATAGTTTTATCAAATGATTAAGGAGAAAATCAATATGACAGGTAGACCTAAGTCTAAAAAGGGTGTTAAGGTACATACCGCTTTTAAAATTTATCCAAAGGATAAAGAAAGAGCGCAAATTATGGCAGATAAACTTGATTTGAGTTTGTCAGCGTACATTAACAAGGCTGTTTTGGAGAAGTTAGCACATGATGAGAAGTCAGAAGCTTAGACTGAAACTAACTAAGGAGCAAGAAGACAAAGCATGGTGGTTTAGTAAGGTCTCACGCAACTACTGGAACCTTTTAGTTGATATTGATAAGCGCAACAATAAAGGTGAGTTTGATGAAATTTTGAGTAGAAATGGGAATAAAACCTATCATTCAAAAGTCTACGATAGAGAGATATATTACCTTAACTCCTCAGATTATAGAAATCTTGCTAAGATTGTTGTCGCTAAGAACTATGAGGAAGATAATGAAGCTTGGTCTTGGTACTATCAACTGAGCCAATCCTTTATCTATAACTTCCTAGCTAGGGAGCTAGTAAAGATTAAGAGACAAAACAAAGGTAAGTTGAACTTTCGGAGTATTGATAAAATACAACCAAATTTCAATGTCACTTGTTGTATCTCTTCTGACAAGAAGCGCCCCAGTCGTATTTATTTGAAAGATAATGGTAAACTTCAGATACCAACTATCGGAGATGTCAAGTTCGGGTCAACTAGAGAAGATTTCGATTTATCCGGTAAGAAACAGGTTGCTAATATTTCTTTTGATGGGAAATATTGGTACTTGTCTTATGTTGAAGATACTGAAGTTCAAGTAACTGATTTACCAGAATATACAGATGGTGTTGGGATCGATTTGGGTATCAAAACTCTCGCAACTGTTTCTGATGGTACAACTGTTCCAAATATCAAGACTTTTAGAAGAGTTCGCATATTAGAAAAACGCTTAAAACGATTGCAACGTAAGGTTTCTCGAAAGTACCTAATCAACAAATGCAACAAACATAATAAAACAAAGAACATTATTAAGCTAGAAAGACAAATTAAGTTGATACACCGTTCAATAAGGAATATCCGTATCAACCATATTCGTAAATTTGTCTCAGACTTGGTTAAACAACAACCAGAATTTATTGCAGTAGAAGTCCTGAATGTAACTGGAATGATGAAAAACAAATATCTTGCAAAAGATATTGTGAATTGTTCTTTTTACACTATCAAAGAGCACCTTATTAGAAAGGCGAAAGAGCGACATATAGCAGTTCGTTTGGTAGATAGGTTCTATCCGTCTAGTAAAACTTGTTCCTATTGTGGTCATTACAAAAAGGAATTGAAACTTAGTCAAAGAGTTTATCATTGTGATAACTGCCAAGAGAAAATAGATAGAGATTTCAATGCTTCGTTAAATATTGCAAGAACAGACAGATATGTACTAGCTTAATTAAATTGTTTTATTGCCTTTGAAAACTAGAGGTAATTAGTTTCAGTGGTAGGTCAGCCGTAAAGCCGAACCACTATAATATACACGCCCTGAAAAGTATGAGTATATCAAACGGAGAGTAGCGTTAGCAAAATTCGGCTCAAGATGGGAATGTCAATCGTGTTATTTAATTTCTGATTTTTCGCACTTTTGACTTACGGTTGTTTTAAACGCTTTATCAAAGATTTTAGAGGTTGAAATTGAGACAGAGTGGATTGCCATGCACGGAGTCACTTTGCTTTCTGATGTACGAGATATTGAAAACCCTTTAGCTAGAGAGATTTTAAAGGTCACATTTGGAACTCCTTTAGTTCAGATGCCTGTATTGAGAAAGTTAGTTCATGTTTGTCAAGCTGAAGTACCTACTGCTTTTCAGCGGTATCCCGAAAAGTTAGATAGGACTTTCGTAGACTTTAGCTTGTCACCCTACATTAACGCTTCGTATCAGTTGAATTTGAGTGAGTATTTGTTCCGATTGTGTATCCAAACGGACTTCTTTTACTCTTTACCAGCTAAAACTATTAGGACTCGTATTTTGAACCACATGAAAGCTTATCTGAAGGTCACAGAGCTTGAAAATTTGGTTATTTTAGCGATTGATGTAGCAGAAATTCCAGAAACCTCAGACTCGAAAGAGTACAACTTCAAGTACACTTCTTTCCTTGGATTGATTGCGAATCAGTATTTGAGAGACTTAGGGAAAACGGTCTTGATTGCAGCAGTTGAGAACGGTAATTGGCTCAGAGGTTCGGTTCGAGGTTTCCATTCGGACGTAGAGTATAGGGAATTTTTTGAACATCACAACTTTGATGCACAAGGTCACAAAGGGGCTTTTGGTTTAGTGTCTGTTAAAGGTGCTATAGACTTCCCTCAGTTAAATAAAGACCTCGGTATCCTTGAAGAAGGTGCAACTCAGCAAGGTTTGAACATTCATGTAATGCCCAATTTATTAGCTGAATTTGACAAACTAAGAGAATTAGCTTATGAAAATGAGTTTTTATTGAGTTCTCACTTCCATTCTATCTCATATAGTGGTTTAGCTTATTCTACGTTTGCAGAGACTGCTAAAAAGAAGGGTTACGAAGTGGACGGCATGTTTGTGGACTCCTTCGACAAGGAATTGAACCCTAAAAACGCTTTGATTGTGCCTTATTTATATGGTGATGAATTGAAATTGATATTGAGAAAATAGGTTATTTTCAAATTTTTGAAAATTCCCTTTGAATTTAAGGCTTATTTTCATAAAACAAGAAATAGAAAGAATATGGTGTAAAAATGACACAAGTAAAATTGATGGTTGACTTAGGAAATTCAGAAACACGTGCAGTAGCGCAGATTGTGGAAGAGGGTATCGTCAAGCACACTCGCGGTTATTTGCTTGATAACCACTTTGTAGTAGAGAACTTAGCAACTAAGGAAACTTACTCTCCTTACATTCAATCTGAGGATTTCAACAAGTTAGACTCTAATGTATTGGAACTTTCATTACAAATTGGAGCAAACAAAGTAGATAAATTGGTTATGTGGGGTGATTTAGCCACTGCAAACTTACCTAAGAAACTGCGTACACCAGTAAGCCACTTGGCTAAAGCAGATAACTTGATGAACTATGTGGTCTTGATTAACCTTATGGATAAAGTCTTGGATTGGGTCAATATGGTGTATCCTTCAAGTACAAAACAAGCTTTGTCTAAGGAAATCGAGTTTGAGTTGGCAGTTTTGGTTCCACCAGCACAAGCAGTTTCCGCACGTGAAACTTTTGAACAGAACTTAGTTCGCACTTTTACTTATAAGAACTTGTATGATGGAGCTGAGTTTAATTTAACCGTTAAGTCCGTTAAGGTTCTCCCAGAAGGATATTCTTCATTTTACTCAGTATTTTTGAGCTATGGAGACTTGAACCCTCGCCCTCGTTATGAAGACTTAGCTTCTCGAAATGTATTGATTATTGACTTTGGAGAAGGTACTACAGATTTGATTGGGGTATCCAGTCAGCGCTTGCTAGATGGTTTGAAACACACTATTAAGATTGGTGGTTCAACTATTCTGAGTAAGGTGAGAGCTTCTGTAAATAAGCGTTTGGGCTTAGATATTCCGATTGCAAGTTTCAAAGATGTGCTAAAAACGTGTGAAGTTCGCTATGGTTCAACAACTCACAAAGTTCGAGAAGATGTCGAACAAGCGATTTATTCGGTAGCATCCGATATTGCACAAGAGGTATTTACTTACTTGCGAGGGGCAGAAGTAGAGGTGTCTTCATTTGACCGTCTTTTGCTTGTAGGTGGTGGAGTTGTTCCAAATGGTTCAACAGTTACTATTTCTGAAGCGCTCTTGTCTGAATTGCAACTAGAACTTCCAACTTTGGATTTGGTAGACTTGCAATACCTTGAGGAACCAGAGATTGAGGGTATCCCATTCGACCTTACAAGTCCACGTTACTTGAACATTTTAGGATTGATGACTGCCTTTTCATTGGCACAAAAGACTCAAAAGCCTAATAAATGAGGTTAGATAGAATTTGATGAGGTAGATTTCATGTCAGATTTTGACTATTACTACTTTGAACTCAGCAAGTCGATTATTTCGGAAGTAGAGAATTTACTTCTCAGAGCGCATAGAACGGATATTCGATTTGTTTCAGGAGGTTCAAAGTTTCAACCTTTATCAGCACGAAGTCACGCTAAAAAGATTAGCACGGCTGGGTTTCTATTAACGGCTGATGAAAAGGTTAAATTAGATGCAAATGCAACAGTGCGCGACACAGTTGGACCAGACAGAGCGCACGTGATTACAACTGCTGATGAATTGATTTTGTTGTTGGAAAGCGAACTAGGGGAGTCTTTAACGGCTCCACCTAAGAAAGAGGAGGTCGCACCTCCTCCAACTCCAACTCCACCAACACAAACCGCTCAACTAACTAAGGAGAACACAACCTACTCTCCACACTCCCAAGCGGTATCCCCACTAACCCCACAATATGGGGCAAATCCAGTTATTTCCAAAATGGAAACAGTTGAACCTTCTAGTGGTTTCACACAAGTAGAAGAAACACCTTTGGTAGAACCAATTCATGAAGAAACTCATCTTCCAGTAGATGATGGTTTTGGTCTCACATTGGAGGAAGAAGTTCAAGTCTTAAGAGCAGACAATGATCGCTTGCGTAGAGATTTGAAAACTGCTAACTTAAACCAAGGTTCAGGGGTATCCTCAGAGCAACTTCAAAACTTGAAAGAGGATTTGGACTTAACCAAAGCAGAACTCGAAAATGAGCGTAAATCACATACTCGTACTAAAGAGACTCTGCAGTTGGTAGAGACGGATTTCGATAACAAGAAGATTGAGTTTGCTAAGTTAGAGGTTACAAATGAGGACTTGAAAGCTAAACTGAAAGAGAGTGCAGTTGTTCCAACAACTCCTTTGAGTGTTCCAAGAAATGTTGAGATTTATGTGACGGCTTCAAGTTTAGATTTAGTTCCGTCTTACCAATATTTGTTGGTAAACATGAAAGATACTCTTGTGATTGACTTGTCACCTGAGAGTATTATGGACACCTTAGTTCGTATCACTAAGCGCAACCGTGTTGCTAAGTGGTTGTTAGGAGAGCAAAACATTCGTTCTCTTTACTCTCCTTATGATGAGATTAAATTGAGAGTAGCTGATGGTCTTGATTTATTGACTTCTCCAAACGCATTACTTCCAGTAAATGTTTTGTCAGAAGTTGATTGGGAGAGAAAATTTGATGATTTAGCTCGTCTAAATCGTCAAGTTGTTTTGTACTTAGGTTTGGAGACAAATAGAGGTGTCTTTGAGTTTCTAAGTCGCTTGGATAAACAAGCCAAAGTCTTGCGTTCAGGTAGTCCACTAAGTGAGCGTTCATGGTCTCGCGTAGTTCGTCAACACGAAGGTTCTGTAGAGGAGGTCTCAATTTGAGTTCAAGAATGACGTTGTCTGTACGTTTAACTGAGGAGCAGTCAAATTTGGTTGATGTCCTTCGTACAGAGAAGAAATTAAGTAGTTATATTTCCTTGTTGCTAGGAGCTTTGCTCCAAGATAGAGTGTCTACAACTCAATTTTTGCTTGGTTTGTCTGACCAGTCGGTAGCTTATAATAGCTTACAAGAGTCTACTATTCAAGCGAACTTGTATGAGAAGTGGTTGTCTTTAAAACTAGATATACCTTTTGAAGATTGGGTCGCAACTCTTCGCAGTGCTGAGATTAAGCACTTTGGTGGACTAGATATGCCTAAAGTCGATGTCAAATCGGCTTTGCTTGACTTGTTGGATGACTTAGGTTTAGAGTTGGTTGAAAAGGGTTCAACTGTACAATCCTCAGAGGAAAACCTTAAAGCGGTATCCTCAACTGAAACAGGTTCTTCTCAAGCACTTGCTCAAGAGTTCAACCCTCACGACTTAAAAGACTTAGTAGCAAGCATGGTTCATGAAATTTTGTCCAATAAGTCTACAAATCAAGGTGTAGAGCAACCCCTCTCAGAAGCTCCCACAGAGCCGCTGGTTGCAGTAGAGACGATTGAGAATACAAGTATACCCCAAGAGCTAGAAAATGCACCAGAGGGTGCGACAGAGCCTCAAAATGAGGTTGCAGAGAAAAATGAAAAGAAAGTTAGTCAAGTTGAGAAGAAGTCATCAGCGGTATCCCCAGTTGAGGAAGAACTTCCGACCTCTGAGATTAGTCCTTTGGTAGACACTTCAGCTCTTATGAGTGGGTTTGGGGAATAGAAAGTGAGGTGATATTCTATGAATGATCAAGTTGATTTATTTGGCGATGGTTCTTCAAAACCAAAATCAAACAATCAAGGTGGGTTTGGTTCTGCACCTAGCCCTCAAGGTGGTTTCCAAGGTGGTGGGTTTAACTCTAACTTTAACCAAGGTGGTGGTGTTCCTTTTAAGAACCCTCAACAAGAACCACCTAAGAAGTCCTATAAAAAGTTGTGGATAACTTTAGGTGTGATTGCCACTCTCGGTATCATTGGTGCGGGTTCAACTTTGGTTTACAAACACAATCAAAAGGTAGCGATTGAGAAAAAAGCAAAAGAAGATGCTTTGAAAGACTTGCAAGACAAGATTTCAAGTGGTGTATCCCAGTTTTCACTAGCAGAAATTTCAGATACTTCTGAAACGAATGGTATTTCCTTATGGGATTTAAACCTTACCTATGTTAGTACCAACACCTCACGAACTGACTTTGTAGGTGCGGTTTCTAAGGCAGTAACCGTTGAGTTAAATGGTTCTGACGCTACGATTAAGTCTCCTAACTGGGAGTACATTGGGTGGGTTATCAAACATGTAGACCACGATAAAATCAAGGCTTTAACAAAAGACTTGAAGAAAGACTCTTACACCTACAAGGATGATTTAGTAGATGCTTACGCTAAGTACATCGCTCAGAATTTAGCGGATATGTTAGAGTACAAGAACGCTTATGTAGCTTCATATATGCAAGGTTCTGATATTCCAAAACCTTACAAAATTACAGAGGTTGCAGGAGCGGTATCCTCAGATAACAAGCTAACTGCTGAGTTTACAAATACGTTAGATAAAGAGGTCTTTAGTGCAGAGAAATTGCACACATCACAAGATTTCTTTGTAGGTGTAACGGAAGATAGCTATGGTGAGAAGAGTGAGAGTAAGGCTCACGCTGAATGGTCTGCAAGAGAGAAAGAACTTTCGACTTATATCAACAACTTGCGCCCTTACCTTGGTTTAAAAGCACGTGAAGTTAAACAAACCAAGAAGACAGATAAGGGTACAGAACAAGTAAATGTTGAAAACCCCAATACTTTCGATAAGTTAGACAATCCAACTTATGATAGTGCGGTATCCTCATGGCTTGAGCTGAAAAAAGTTGAGCCTAGTCCTTACACTTATGCAAATGGTGAGAAGAACCTTGATAAAGTCGTATCTTACGGTTGGGTAGGGTCAACATACATTGCAAGTAAAGAGAGCGATGCGAAAAGTACCAATGTTCATATCGGTTCAGGAAAATATGATGACCCAGTCACTTTAGGTACTCCATTTGTCACTAAAATGCAAGACACTTCTGGTAATTACCAAGATGTTCGAGTGACTGTGACTAAGGTTTTAGTAGGTGATGAGGCTATTAAAGATGTTCAAACCTTTAACGATAAGAACAAAGGCTTTACCAATGTTTCGGATTTGGTTTTAGGTACTGTTCACTTCCAAGTAGAGAACTTGTCTGATAAGGAAATTGAGGTTGACTCTGAGTTTACTTTAGCTGATCCAGAGCAGAACCTCATTAACCGAACCGGTAATATGTACGGTCTCCCAGAACGTTCGAAGATTGCTGCACGTGGAACTGCAGAAATGGTCGATTGGTTCAATACTAAGGAAACTAAGACTTTAAACTTGATGTGGGGTAAGACCTTTAACCACAAGCACGAAGCAGTTTATATCAATGCTTTAGGTGATGAAATTTACGACCAGTATGGACGTAAGATGGAGCGCAATACGAAGAAACTCGTAGAAAATAAAGCCCAAGCAGACCAAAAAGCTCTTGAGCGTTTGGCGAAAGAAGAGCTTGAAGCTCGTAAGAAAGCTGAGTTGGAGGATTGATAAATGTTTAAACGTAAACAGAAACCCTCTAAATCCAATTCTCCTTCGGTATTCAATACTTCACAAGCCAACAAACCAAAAGAACCCTTTTTAAAGCGCTTAGTGTCTTATTTTAAGACACATAAAAAGACTCGGTTGTTTGTCTTTGGTCTAATTGGTCTAGCGGTATCTTTAGCTTTGCTATTTACTCTTTATAAGCTCATTTTGGTGTTATTGGGAACCATTATGCAATTTTGGTTCCGCTATACCAGCAATGAAATCCTCTTGTGGGTCTTAACTCTAGTTTGCTTTGCCATCATTTGTGGTTTCTTTTACTTCTTGTGGGTTCGCCGGTCTGAGTACCTAAAGAAAGAAGAGCAAGAAGAAAAATTAGCAGTGAGTGAAGTTGAAGTAGATGAAGATTGGTTTCAATCTGATAGTGGTTGGAGTTAAGTAGTTAGAAAGGTTGGGTATCATTAAGATGTTTCGATTTTTCAAACGTTGGTGGTCTTCTTTGCAAGACCATACAAAAGGCGCACTGATTTGCCTTGTAATTATCTTTATTGCTTGGTTTTTCTTTAGAAATTCCTTTTAAACTAGATAGGAACGCACTTCGGTGCGTTTTTTTTTTTGACTTATCTTCTGTTTTATGATATAATACAAGCATATAATTAAAGAAAAGGAGACAGAATATGTCTAAGAAAACCCACAACAACCGCAACAATAATACAAATGAAAAACCTTTGTTTAATATTTTGACAGAGCGCAAAATTCAAAAGATGATGCAAGAGCAACTGACTTTCACACATGGGTTAATGAAAGCTAAGAAACCAGTTTCCGGTATCCTCACCGTCGCTTCGATTGAGGAGACAGATAACGCTGACTCTCATGGAGAAGCTGTACTTAGTTGCTCCACTCATTTGTACTACTCAATTATGATGAACGCTATTGAAACCATTCTTTCAGGTATGGATCAAGAGGGTTATTTAGCTCAGTTTGGTTTAAACCCACTTGAATTGGCTTCTGATATGGTTGAGAACTTAATTCTTACTATCAATTCAGCTTTGGGAATTGATGCTGAAGGTGAAGGTGTTGATGATTTGAACCACCTAATTGAAGAACACCCAGAGATGTTGGACTTTATTGACAATCATTTCTCTTCTTTGATTTTTGTTTCTGATGATAGTGAGGAAGATTAAATATCACTCGGTATCCACAAGTTCGTTGACAATTTAACGGTTTTGTGCTATACTATTAAAGAAGTGAAGGTAACACTTCATTTGGTCAAGGATGCTTGGGTGGTGCCTTGCTAGATCAAAGAACAAAACGAACCAAATGTCAAACGGACACACTATTAACAATGTTTGAAAAACTCACTAAGGTGGGTTTTTCTTATTGACTTAATTACTTATTTGTGGTATAATGAAATATACTTAAAATTTAAGGAGTTATGAAAATATGACAACAAAAAAAAACAATGCAACTTGGGATTTGCAAGAACAACAAGATTTTTGGGAAGACCGTAAGGCAGAAACACTAGAACCAATGTCCTTCGTATCCTTAGCGACTTACGAGCAAGGAGACAAACTCGGCTTTAGTTCAATCCGTGAGTCTCACGTTCGTAGCGATTCAGTATATGTTACCTTGGACACAATGGTAACTGCCATTACTCGTATCCTTGGAACTAAAGAAACCTTCGAAAAACTAGGTTTGAACGTTGACGACCTCGTTAGGAACACTGTCATGACTTACATTGATCAGATTGTTGACAAGTTGCCTAAAGATGAAGAAAGTATGCTTACCTTGGTTGAAGAACATGAAGATGTCCGTAATTTGCTTGATCTTCACTTTGCAAGCGCAAAATGTTTGCTAGGTGGGAAAGACAAAGAAAAAGAAGCGTAAACTTATGGAAAACATAAATTCAAACATTTTGGAAACCCAACTTCTAATTGGAAAACAAGTCCTAGAAATTCTTTTGGACTTGGCAAGCGATAAAAATAAAGAGGGAGCAGTCTTACCTCTCGATATGAACGGTCGAAAGTTCACTATTACTGTTGAAAAAGACTAACTTCCCATAATTCAGAAAAGAAAGCACTCAACAGTCTAATGTGCTTTTTTTTATTTTCCATTGATTAGCGGTATCCCCTAATTCACAGTTCCAATCAATAGGTTAGAATTTTTTCTTATTTCCCACTTTATTTACTTGCAATTATTATCTCTATTTGTTATACTATATTTATTAAGATTTAAGGAGAAGAAAGTTTATGATTGCTCAATATGTAAATGAATTACCAGAGGACTTGCAAGTTTTGTTAGCGATGCGCTCCACCTTTCAAGTTTGGTTTGATAACTCTAGGTACTTACAAAGTATTAGCGCAGAGGGTTTAAAACAAGACGGAGTAGAGTGGTTCTGCACTTCTAATACCTTCAGTTACACAGTCTTAAGGCAATCAGGTCGTCCGTTTGTTTCTCTATATTTTACAGTAGCAGATAATGGTTTAGAATTGAGCTTGGTGGTTCAAGTTTACTCTCACGGTAAATTAGTAGATACACGCTCGATTGAGGGTGTTGCCTTTTCTGTTGAAGACTTTAGAGTTTTATTAGATACCATTCCGCAAACTGCGTATGTACCTATTTTACGTTCCTTACCTTTCTTCTTTACGTTGATTGGTTTGGAGTCACAGTTCCAAGGGTATCAACACCGTTTTGCGTTTTTGAATGATTGGATTGATTGATTAAAGAGGTTGAATTAAATGAGTAAAAATTATCGCAGCGAATTAGCTAAATATTTATATGCCACTTACTTGTTGTGGCACGGAGACAAAGGGCATTATGGAAAAGCACTTCTTCCAAGTAGTTACGCTACATCTGAAATTGCTTTACCTTGTGAGTTTGTCTTTTACGATGGGTTATTTGCACTTTTGGTTTATAAAGAAAATGAAAAATACAAGGAAATTTCCTTTGGGTATTCTGAGGTAGTTGCTTCTTCTATTGTTTCTATTTCTACTTATCGGAATGATGAAAGAGATCGCTCTCAGATTAAGATTGCGCCTATTACAGATTTGAGCAGTTTTGAGAAGATTTTAGAAGAGAACTTTGCATTGAACTACTCTAAAGTGACTTTAGATATTTTAAAAGCTTGCTTAGATGATTATAATGTACTAGATGAAGTTGAAGTGTTTGTACACAAAATAAAGTGAGGTTCTAAATGGTACAATCCGAAGCAGAAATAATTAAAATGACAACCTTATTTCAAAAGGTTTTGTACAAGTGGTTGGATGGTTCTCCATTTATGGGTTTTTCGATTAACATTGAAACTCCACACTTAGATATGTTTATTGACCGTAATTCTTTAGAGGTTATTTCTTGTAGTGAAAACGGTTATCCAAGATGTAGTGTAGAGTTGAGAAAGCAAGTTACTTGCCCTTATGACTACTGGAAGAATGAAGTAGCTGACTATGAGATTTACTCTAGTGTCCGTTTTTACGGTCGAGGAAAACTCTTGTTGGATTTCACACGTTCTAACATTAACACCCAAAGAGAAGAGTGGTATCTCTATATTTCCGAGATACTGCTTTCGTTAAACGAGTCTCAGCGCTTTGGTTTGAGATTTATCTTGAAAGAAGCTTTAGATGAGATAGAAAAAGAACTTGAATTCAGAAAGAAGATTACAGAAAATGTAAGTTAGAGGTAACACATGACAAACCTAAAACAATACACAAAAGAACAACGCTTTGCCTTAGTAGCAACTGCTTTAGTTGATACTTGGGAAAAGTTGAGAAAAGAATTAAACGGATCTGCTACGGCTGAATTTAACGCTGATGCCATGATTTTGAACATTGATAATCAAGGTTGCTTCGTAAATGTGCTAAGACAAAATTACTTGACATGGTACACATTTAGTTTCACGTTCAATAAAGATAACAAATTGGCTTTTGCAGTCACTCCGTATGTTAGAAACACTCCTCAATTTAATGAGGTTACAAGCGGTATCTTTACTGCCTACAGTGATTTTGAAAAACTAGCATCGGATTTACATTCTGACTATCTAGCTCCGTTTGTAAATAATCTATTGCTTATTTTTAGCAAAGATAATACGTGGTCTCAAACATTTAATCATTTCTTATCTGTTGGTGTTCAGAGTCTTCCAACTGCTAAACAGTTAGCAAAACGAAAACATGCAGATAAAGTAGACGCTAGAAAAGAGTTGAGAACAACGTTTCTTCGTATGTCTGATTTCTATAAAACTCTTTTATTACATTCTGTGTTAGCTGATAAATCTTACTCCGTAGCGACTCCAAAAGGAAGTTTGGATATAACTGCTAGTGGTTTGTGTTATCAAGTTTCAACTGAGTCAGGTCAATTCTACACTTTCAATATGTATAAAACAGTAGGTGAAAGAGACAAATATAGTTATAGTTTAACTAACGATAAAGGTTCTTTAGGTAGATTTACAGATTATGGTATGTTCTATGAAGATGCAGACCGACTGTCAGGTTTCTTCCCTAGGGAAGACATGCTAGAGTTCGTCAAGGAGTTTGAGTCCTTGATTACTAAAGCAGGTCTTTGGTCTGCATACGCTAGTTTAGGTTATGTTAAATAGAATGAGAGGGCATTCGCCTTTTCGCAGAACTTTAGAAAACACAGAAAGGTGCATTTGATGGTAACTTTTGAACAATTAGATAAGAGGGCGCAACTTGCTCTTTCAATTATGGCTGCTGAACTAACCTATGCAACTAATAGAATTGTTGCTAAATCTTTTGATTTTAGAGTTTATAACGCAGATAAATTTCGATTATATTATAATGATGCTTGGTTTACATTGCTTTTGTGGAGAGAGTCCAGCCAATATGCTTTTGGTAGTGTAACTTTTGTTTGTAATGGTGACACTCATAAAGTTATCGTAGAAAATTACTTTAAGGGTGTGAAAAGAGATACTTTAGAGTTGCGTAAAACAAATGCGACTTTTGAAGACTACTTGAATCTTGCAAACAATTTCAAGGACAAAGCTATTTCTCCAATGGTTGATAGTTTTCCTGATGGATTTGACTTTTATGGTTTAAAAGATGTTTACAATTCAACTTTATCAGAAGTTATGGGTGTCTTCAATGAAACTCAAGGTAATTTCTGCATTAGAGATATCTCTCATTAAATTTCCTTAAGGTTTTAAACATTATAGTTTAGCTAATGAATACAATTATCAATTAAATTGTGTAAACTAAAGGAGAAAATCATGTTCCAAACACTAGACAACAGAACGCAACTAGCGATTGTCATTATGGCAACAGAGAAAGTCTACTCTAATTGGGTAGAGAACTACACGGTTTCTCGACCCTTCAAGCGAGATGTAAATGATAAATTTAACCTTTATATCCGACCAGATGAGTTGACTTTCCATTTATGGAGAAAAGGCAGCGACTGTGCTTTTGCAAGTATTCTCATGCAATACCAACAACAAGGTCATTGTTATATTTCCGTAGAGAATTATTTTAGGGGTATCGCCAGAGACACGCTCGACTTGAACAACCCTCATGCTACGTTTGATGATTATTTAAAGTTAGCAAACAACTTCCCAGAGCAAGCGGTAGATTTGATGGTTCAAGGTTTGTTTAAAGGGTTTGAGACAGTTGGTTTGCTTTCTGAGTTTTCTTATTACGTTGGGGTGGCAACTAATTTGTTGGATTTGAAAGATTAGAGGGTAAAGATGAAAGAAAACCTATTTAGTGATTTACCTATTACAGATCAAGCTACTTTGACTTTGATTACACTGATTGAGGTTGTAAAAGAGAAGGGAGTTCCGCCTTTATCTCATGCTTGGGAATTTCCCAATGTAAGAGGTTACGCCCAAGAGCGTAAGGAGTATCCCGTACCTTACTTAGACCTCTTTTTCCACAGAAATAGTGGGAAACCTTTTATTAGAGATAATGTGAAGTTGTTCTCAGTACATGTTGATTACTTTGATCATCTAAATCCAAGTTCATTTGATACCTTTGATTTCTCTTTCAATTACTATCGCAGAAATAAGGTAGTTGATGCTTGGTATTTAGACAAGAATGCTGATATTGATTACACTTCTTTGCGCTCTTTCATTGACAAGAACTTCAGCAGAGACCTTCAATACAACATCGTTCAAGGTTTAGGGGAAGCTATTAAAGTGATTTATAAGTACGGTGGTGTACTTCCTCGAAAATTGCATTTAACAGGAGTTCAATATAAGCTTCTTCGTAAAAAGACACCTGTTGAGAAGTTAATCGTAGACACTACCCTTTTTATTACGACTGTTAGAAAACTAAATTATGTTTCTTATAATGAGAACTTAGTAGTTCCTGTATTTGACTATGATAAAAAGACGGATAGTGAAATTTTCACTAAAGTTCACTATCTAACAACCCCAACTAATGGCTATTCTTCCGTAATGATGGAAATTGGTTCTATCTACAATACGAAGCACTTTAAACTTAATACCAATACTTTGCGGTATCTGTTAGAGAAAGAATCTGTATTTGATGCTCCGATTGAACTTGACTACCTTGTAGATTTATTTAATAGGTTCATGTCTTTCTTGATTTCTCAAGATTATTATGTTACACCGAATAAGATTTACTCTAAAGAAGAAACTTACTTACTGCATGAAGTTGGTGAGTTTACTGGAGGAATTAGAGCAATTTTAAATTACCTTGATTTGAACTATGTTAATTACTATGTAAATTCTAATATTTTAGGTGATGTTTACTGCTATTTCTACTAAATTAAGGAGCGCTTGCTCCTTTTCTTTTTAAGGGTTTCCTCGGAGTTTCTTGGATTTATTTGATTTTAATTGACAAATGTAATTATTTTTGATATAATAAAGAAAATAAATGAAAAAGGAAAATCAAATTATGGAATACTGGAATAAACTTCTACCTACTCAACAAACCATGCTTATTCTAAAAGCTCTAGTAAATACGTGGTGTGAGTTAGGTTCTGACTTACCTACAAAATTCACGTTTGAAGATATAGTGGTAACTGCTGATGAGAGAGGTTTCTACCTAACTGCGTATCGTTCATCAGGCTCTCTTTATTTCACATTGAGTTTTACACGCATAAACTCAGAAGATATTGAGGTGGTTGTTACTCCTTATCGTTATTCAAAACCAGTTTTTGATGAAATGGTCGTAGTTGCCTTGGTTGAGGAAGACTCTATTGAGTTTTTAGTCTCTCAACTACATAAGAACTATGTAGAAGTATTATCTAAGCTTACACCTAGCATAATTTCTGATAGAAATTGGTCTACTCAATTTGGGCATCACTTGGAAAACTTGGTTTCTGACTTTAGCAAAGATAGTTCAGTACAGGCAAAAGACTCACGAGTTATTAAGGATTTGCAACAAGAGTTTACCTACATGTTCTCTCGTTTAGATTATCTTTATGAGAAATGTCTTCGCTCGTCTCGTTGGACAGATAAGGACTCGAATACTTCTGGAACGGATAACTCTGAATTGATTATTTCTGAGAACTATTTGAGCTTTGAGATTGAGTTTGGAGATAATGATGCTTACATCTTCCAAATCAAATCTGTTCCAGAACACAATCGTATGACTTTTGATTTTGAACTTTCAACTGAGTATGGTTACTTAGTTAAGTTCACAGGTCATGACTTAGATTTTAAGTTAGCCAGTTATTTAGCAAGTAAAATCCCTGAAGAACGGCAGTTACAGTTTTTAAATGAAGTAGAAGAGTGTCTACTTTCTTTAAATCTTTGGTCTGATTACTTTATTCCGATGGAATACATTTACAACTGAGGTTAATTATGTTTATGTTAAATTTTTATTATAAAGGTTTTTGGATTGAAGCTGAGGTGATTGATCAAGCTAAGAATGGGTATCCCGAACTTGGAGTTACATTTACAAGCTATGTATATTGGACTGGGGAAAGTTGCGAAAACCATGAAGACCCTATTGAGGACTTACTCGTTTCCTATGATAGTGTAGATGAGTATCACTCGGAAACAATTAAAGCCATTGACAAGTTTATACGCAAGAACAAAATTAAACGTTAAGAGGGGTGTTGATAATAGTTGAGTTTGAGTATAAAGGATTTTGGATTGAAAGCACACCTTTTAATCAAGCAGAAAACGGACATCCCGAGGAAGGATTTACCTATACAAGTTACGTGTATTGGTCTAAGGAAGAGTGTGATGCGTTAGAAGATCCAATTGAAGCTTTAGTTGAGGTTTATTCTAATCCTACAGATTTAGTTTTAGAAGTTCCTCACGCTATTGACAAGTTTGTACGCAAGAACAAGATTAAACGATAAGAAACATTTAAAGCTACGGAATAAACCTCGTAGCTTTCTTTTATGACCTCAAACAGGGTATCGAGCTTGCAAAATCTCGATTTTTGTGTTATAATGTTCTTTACTGAACAAGAAAGAAAGGCTTTTAGAACGATTAGTAAATGAATAACTTAGATATGTCCAAAATCGTATGGGTGGTGGATTTCAACCACTTAGTCCATAAGTATTTCCAAGGAATGCGCGCCAAAGGTGTCACTTTGTCTGCGGAGGTAGAGGTTGAGAGAGTAGACTCTATGGGGTCTGTTTATACAGAGACAGTTGTTGTAGATACTACAGTTCTATCTGCAATGTTGAAGTTTTTTGCGAACCGACTATCAGGAGCAGGCTATAATCCTATGGTTGTTTGTGCCGACTCGAAGATTTGGTCTCGCAAAGAGTATATGAAAGATTTATTGAAACGTGAGGGTAAAGGTGGAACTTATAAATCAGGTCGTCCGAAGTTAGCACCAGATTGGTGGAACTCCGCAGAACTTTGTTTAACTCTTTTGAAGAAGATTGGGGTCTGTGTCTTAAAGAAAGACAATTACGAAGCAGATGATTTGATTGCAGAAGCGGTGAGAGTTGCTAAAATTCAGTACCCAAATAACCCAATCTGTGTGTTGACTGGAGATTTGGATATGGTTCCTTTAGTTGATGACCAAGTATCTGTCTATATGTACCCAGCAACACAAACCTTTGCTGAACAAGGGTATCCGGAGTTGAACAACTACGAGCAAATCACTCCTCGCACTTACAAACGTATGCTGGAGCGTAAGTCTTCTGTTAAGAAGTTAGGTGGGTTTGCAGACTATAACACTTTGTTAGCAACTAAGATTATCCGTGGAGATAGTTCTGACACAATTCCTTGTATGAAAGGGTTTTATAGGAAGCCTAAGCGCTTGGTTGAACTATTGCAAAAAGTAGCAGAAGAAGAGGACTTCAAGGAGTTCCGCTATGTACCATGTGATGTTTTCTATGAGTACAAACCAACAGGTAAGCGGTATCCGATTTTGCCTTACAAGCGCCAAGTTGATAGATATACTCTACCTAGTCTAGCCGAAGTTCCTTTCTCTACGGAAGGTTTGTCTCCTTTGTTTATTGCAAAAGATTGGTTTGTAAAGATTGAAGAACCGACTGAACAAGTTGAGCAAATGGTTTCAGTCTTAATGAAACATGGTTTGACTGAGGAAGAAGGAGAGCAGTTTAAGGATAGATATAGAGCTATGAACTTAAATGGTGCTTTCTTAAATATGCGCGAGCCAAAACTCCGAAGAAAACCGTATCGACTGTTAGAGCCTTTAGAATATGGTGCTGATTATGTCATTCCACCGTTGGACTTAGCTTTACTGACGGTTGAAGCTCTCAAGTTCCAAATTCACATTTAGATAGGGGATATATTGATGAAATATACGTTGATTTTCTCTCCTATGGAGGGTGAAGAGAAAGGTTTCGACTTTACGGTAGTAGATCGAGTGTCCTTTGGTACTTATAACAAATTACAAGATAAAGGGTTTCCGATTGATGAATTAAAAGAAAACACAATCTTGGTAGCAGTTTATCCTAATGTTGGCAGTCGATTTGATGGAGTTCGTGGTATGTTCACAAAGGAGATTGGCTAACAGTATGGTACATTTAAAAGTTTTTGAAGCTTTTGCAGGTGTAGGTTCTCAGCACATGGCTCTAAGAAATTTGGGAGTTGATTATGAGGTTGTAGGGGTATCCGAAATCGACAAATTCGCCCATCAATCTTATGAAGCCATTCATGGAGAGACCAAGAACTTTGGAGATATTTCAAAGTTGAAACCAGAGGACTTACCAGACTTTGACTTGTTTACATACTCTTTTCCTTGCACGGATCTAAGTTCTGCAGGAAAACAACGTGGGTTTGAAAAGGGTTCAGGAACGTCCTCTTCTCTTTTGTGGGAGTGCCAAAGAATCATTGAAGGTAAGAAACCAAAAGCCTTGTTACTAGAAAACGTAAAAGCTCTTAACAGTGCTAAGTTTCGAGATGGTTTTCATTCTTGGCTTTCCTTTTTGAGAGGTTTAGGTTATACTAACTATTATGGTGTCCTTAATGCAAAAGACTTCGGACTTCCCCAGAATAGGGAGCGCATTTTCGTAGTTTCTATTTTAGGGAAACACAAACCCTATCGCTTTCCAAACGGCTTTGATGATGGTTCAACTATGGCTCCTTTGTTGGGTAGTGAATTAGATACAAAGAAGTGGCACAAGCAGTACAACATTGACCGTTTTACTTATGAACTAAGAGATAAGGGTATCGTGCATTACTTAGGTCGCTTTAATGTTCCGCTTGATTATAAGTTAGATAAATTGAAAGAACAAGGTTTAGCGGACATAGACCCTTCAACCATTAAAGAGTCTATCGGAATGCGAACGCAGTGCCTTTTCCCGACGGGGAAAGTAAGCTGCATGTTGGCTTCTGATTACAAATATCCTAAAACAGTTGTAGAGGGTGTTGGTTGTGAGGTTCCGTCTAAGTTATATCCGTCAGATGCAAGTGACCCTCTAGCTCGTCCATTTGTAAAGTATGAGCGGGGTCTTTCTTCAACAAGAGAAGAACTCGCAAAAGACCCAAATGTATTGTGGTTGTCTGAGAAAACTGCAAATAAACCTCAAGGTTTGTTCAATTTGGCTTTGATGTTGTCTGATAATCAGACAGAAGAACAGAAACCTTTGAATGGTTTTTATTCCATGCGGTATCTAACCCCCGGCGAGTGTTGGAAGTTTATGGGGTTCTCTTACGAAGACTACCAAAAAGCAAAAGAGACAGGTTTATCAGATTTGCAGTTATACAAACAAGCAGGTAACTCGATTGCAGTTCCTTGTTTGGAAGTCTTATTTAAACGAATTTATGAATCCTTAGAAGATTAAAGTTAACAGAAAGTAGTAAAGGTAGGTGTTGGTGTGACTGTTTTAACTGAATTTAAAAACTTAGCGAACGGGTCGTTAAGTGTGGAAGAGTTTAAGTCTAAGAAGGGACAGTTTAATCGACACTCTCTATTAGAAACCTTTGATTATTTAGTTGAACATAAGTTACTTTGGAAAGTGGTTGATAGAGATACTAAAGGTAATAAAACGTACTTAGTTGATTTACTTTTTGAGGTAGTTTACCCAGAGATAGAAGATGGTGTTGTCTTACCAGTAGGTTTTCAGCAGTCTATGTCTATTTTTAGGAACTCGACTGTTTCTTGTGGTAAGGATGATGAGTGTGTTCGCATGGTTTATGTGTCCTTGTTAGATTATGTAGAGCTTTATTTCGGTACATGTTATAGAACTGCTATGAAGATTAAGCAGTACCAAAAGAAACAAGCATTGGTAGAAGGTCACGAAGCAGTTGCGAATTTAAGAATAGGAGAAGTTGTAGGGTATCCACAAGTTTTACCAGAAATCCAAGTAGCTCATCAGGAAGAAATAGAAAGTGAAGACAGATAGATGGAAAGAATGGAAATTGAACATACTGATCGAGATAAGGTGTTGAAGAACCTTATGAAGTTCAACCAAAGCATTTTGAAAAAGAAAGATACTTTAGAAGGTGTGGTTGAACTTTCTTTGTTTGGAACAGAAGATGATACTTTGTCTGCTACTTCTTTTGTTGCTATTCCTAGAGAGAACTTATATCCAATTTTTGAACTTCTATTGAAACAAGGTATCGGTTTATTTGATAAAGACAAGTCTCTTGAATTTTTTGGTCTATCAAAAGATGAAATCACAAAGGAATTGTTTTTCAATTTCATGCGTATTGTAACGGAGAGAATACTTACAAGCTTACAGTTCCAAGAATTTGAAGAAATAGAGAGAGAACATCCTCAAGTTCGAGATTTTGTACAGAACCACATGCAAGCCCTACTCTCCTACGGTATTCTTGGTCCAGAAGACAAAGATTTAGACTTAGAAGATTGAGATTTTGAACTCACACATAATGGAGTGGTATAATTTTATACTGTTCTTTTATATTGCTTTGTTTTGTTTTTATTCTTGTCAAATTAATCAAAATTTCTTATGTGAAATCCTTGCAATTTTTCAATTTTTGTAGTAAACTTGATTTATAAGATTTGAATTAAATTGAAGTTTTGATTGCTTGTTGTAGCTTGAAATTTAGTTGGGGAGTAAAGATGTTATCAGACAAAGAGTTTTGCCATTTACGTTTAGGTTTAGATACCTTGATTCAAGACTTTTTGAGTAGTAAAGTGTTGAATAAACACTTACCAAAAATGCCTATGACAAGTGAAGGTAAGATTATAGGTTCTATTTATAACGATATTATGAGACGTAATCCGAATCTTCATTTACGATTCTACAATAGGAGTAAACGGATGGTCTTTCAGTTAATTGTTACAAATTACTTAGATGTTTTGACTTCTCCGACTGAGCCTTATATTGTTTATGTAGAAGCAAATCATTACGATTCAAGTGGTGAGATTACTGAGGTCAACCACTTTGAAGTTTCTCCTAATGGAAGACTTGCAGACTTAGTTGGTTTGTTAGAGTTCATGAAGTACAATTATTTGGAGAACACCCTTTTGCGGTATCTTCATGAACTTTACCCAAGTTTAAAGGAGATGTGAGGTTTATAATTTGACTAAAAGACAATCAAAAGAAGAAAAACTAGCTAGAATAGCTGAAAGACTACTACGGTTGTACTTCCAACTTTCTCTAAGTTTTCAAAAGAGAAAACCATTTGAAATTCCATTCAAGTTAAAAGAAAATGAAAACTACAATGGTCTTATAGAGTTCAGCAGAACTGAGACCTCAATAACTTTCGGTATCACTTTATTAACTTCAACTGGTATTTCTTTACATCGCTTTGAAGTTAGTCATGTTTTGGGTACAGTTGAGAGTCCTTTTAGTTGTTGTGCTTTTGCAAGCTTACCTTATAAAAGAGGTCAAGCTTTAGATAATTTGAAAGTAGGTTTCACGAACCAAGTTCCGTTTGAATCTTACATTCGTCAAATGGTTTTGACAAGTTGCAAGCGAGATAACTTATTAACTCCATTGGTTGCTTATTTGGAGAGAGCTTGTGGTTTAATCGAGTTGGAGAAGAACTTTAGAGATTGAGAGGTGAAATTTATGAGTACATTAACGAAAGACCAAAAGGAGTTGGTATCGCTGCTAAGACAAGTTGGTTATGAACTTAGTCCTAGTACCTATACTGACATAAATGGGTTAATTGGCTTTGATGTCTCAGGTGGGTTTCATGTGGTTTACAGTCTGAACCATCAAAACAGTAACGTTTCTTTGCATGTGACCTTGCTTTCTCAAACAACTAAACAACCAGTTAGAAAGTTGTTTGTAGGTTTAAATTACAACATGGGTTGTACTTTCGATTATGGTACTTTTCCATTTACACGATTTGGGGAATTTGACTACGATAAATCGTATGTTAAGGTTTATGAATCTGAGATATCTGAGGAAGAAGTACAGAAACTTGTAGAATCTATGCCTAAATCACATGCAAAAGCTTTCAAAATAGCTTTAAACAAGATTCCATTGCACAATCCGTAAAGAGATAAGAGGTTTAACTTATGGTAACAAAACAAGAAAAACAAGAAGGTTGTATTAAGAGTTTAGAGGAGTTAGCAACTTATGTTACGAAACTCAGAAACAGGGAGTATAAAAGAAATTATATTGGCTCTCCGCATTATGAGCTTTCACTGGATGTAAATTCTACACATTTCTTAAAAGTTATACTTACTGAACCAAATAAAGGTAATAATGATGCAGGTGAGGTAAGTATTGAAGTTGTAAGTAGAGCTTCTTACCTTATTCAACATCGCCTTTATTTAGCTATTGAACCTTCTGCTAATTCTGATACTTATTTTGGTTACAGCAGTCCTTTCTTCAGAGGGAAACCTAAAGAGTGGGAAAGAGTTGGTTCTATGTCTAGTGATATTTTGGCTTTGTTTGCACCTAGACTCATTACAGAGGGTATCCAGTCCGAAGCGGTTTTAAATGCTTTGTACTTGGGTTTACCTCAACTCTTAACTAAGATTGGGAGATTACCTGACTTTAAGTTTGAGTAGATTGAAAGGTATAGCATGATTAAACGAACATGGACAACAGAGGAAAAGCAACGGTACTTAGCAAGCACATTGAAGTATTACTATAAAGATTTAGAGGTGTTAGCTAAACTTAAGTTTGTAGGTGAGTTTCAAACTGTGATTGATTGTAACTCTAAGTATAAGTTAGGTGTTAAGTTGACTGGGTCTGAAGGTCAATCTTATTACTCTTATGTGCTAAGATTGGTTTTATATACTAAGGAAAACGAATTTGCACAACATTCCTTAAATTTGGTTTTTGATAAAACTAAAGGTGGATTTCTAGGTGAGCTTTATTATGGGTATAGTACACCTTGTTTCCGTGGAAAATTAAAAGAGGATAAAACCGTAAGTTTCATGCGTGATTATATTGAACCTAAAGAACTATCCAGATTATTTGAAGAAGGTGTACATAAGGAAGAGTTACTATCTGCTTACTTTGAGGTTGCTACTCTCTTAACAGATTTTATGAATGGAGTACAGTTTCAAGTAAAAAATCCTCACTTGAATGTAGAGGGTTTAAACTGATTTAGATTGGAGACTATTATGACAAAAAATATGTGGGACACAAGGGAAAACGAAGTTTACTTAGCTTTAAAGCTGAGGGAATTGTACGCTTATTTAGAGAGTTTAGCTGCTGTTGGTTTTGTAGAAGATATTCATACTACAATTACTTGCAACTCTAAGTATGATTTAGATTTTGGATTGAGTGCAGTACCTCGTAAAACTCACAATTCTTATACAGTTACCTTGACTTTGTATAAGAAATTAAATAACGTAGTCCAACATACGATTGAGTTAGGTTTAGATAAACCAACTAGCTACTTGTATGATTTAACTTACACAGGGCATAGTGCACCTTGTTTTAGAGGTAGGTTGCAGTCAGATAAAACAGTTAGTTTCATGGTCTCTATTTTAAGTGATAATACGGTTCTTAAATTAGTATCTGAGGGTATTCCTAAATCTGAGTTAATTTCTGCTTACCTTGATGGTTTTACTGATTTGATGAGTTTTCTTAATGTACAAAGTAACTAATTCAATTAGTTACAAGTAACCCTTTTCGGTATCCTTTTTCTCTGAAGGTTTCCGTTTATTAGATTTTGAAGGAGATTAGTAAAATGGCATTAACAAAGAACAGACAAGCTTTAAGCGACTATTTAGTAAAGTTTCTACGTAAAGAGTGGGAGAGAGATCCTTATGATTATGGGGTAGTTTTTGACACTTCGCTTATTTATGAATTTCGTTTCTTAAGAGATGGTTCTGAGATTGAACTTGCTTTGTATACTTACAATGTAGGTAGAGAACACGTTTTAAACTTTATCCTTGAAGATGGTTATGTTTATTGTCGAAGTATTCGTAAAGGGCATACTAACGATGGTGAACACCAAGAAGTTCGGTTTAAGTTAGATTATGAAGAATTTAAGACTAAGAACTTGAGTAAGTTTGAAGATTTAATTGAGTTTATTAGCTCAGATGAGCAAGCACGTGTATTGTTACGTACTTTAAAAGAATTACAAGGAGCGGTAGATAGATGAATTTAACCGATAAAGAGGTAAATAGATTTAGAGCGGCAGTTAATAGTTTGCTAGAAGAGTTACCTAAATTGGTTCCTCATCAAGATAGAGAACTCGCATTGAATAATAGGAAGTATACTTACTCATACACTCAGTATCCGAATGAGCTTTATGTAACCGTGTATTGTAAAGGTGCACCAGCTTACTACTTCAAAGTAGAAGAGTCAGGTGACAGGTTTAAGTTAAATGGTTGGTCTTATTATAATGAAAAACCTATGCTTGAGACGTTATTTACTGTTTATATAGATAAAAGTTCTTTAGATTTAAGTGATTCTGATATGATTGATATCCTTAAGTCTATTTCATCTAAAGAGCGCTTTGTAAATCTATATACTACTCTGTGCTTAGTAGATCAAACAAATACGTTTCTTACTTGGAAAGATTGAGGTTTTGTATGGATTCAAAAGATGGTTTATTAGTGTTATCAGATGGGACTACTTTTCCATACAATCCTTACATTTTCAACAGAGACTCGTTCATTGCTTATTCTATTCAAAGGGGTGAGTGGAAAGTAACAGAGGAAGTTCTATTGAAGTTAGTTCCTTTGTTAACTGTAACTGAAGTTAATTTTGTAGGGAAGAGTCAAGTTGTTGTTAAAAGTATAGAAAACTTTCATGCGGAAGTGAAGTTCACAGATAAGAAGGTTACTTCTGTACGTGTGATTCAGTTTTTCAGATGTAAAAACAGAGGTTTTGAGTTGGTTCCCTATAAAACCATGAGAGGGTGTCTTCCTTGTGATGAGCTTCCAGTTTCGATTGAAGAAAGGGTTTCAATACCTTTATCACAATTAGAGATGGAACTAGGTGCTTTGGTTTCGGTTATGTTGACTAAGTTTCATGGGTTTAAGTTTGATATGAGTTTAGATTGAGGTTATTTTTACTTTTATGAGCAGTTTAGATTTAACAGTTGCTTCCTTCTTCGCAGGGGTAGGAGGTATTGATTTAGGTTTTGAGGAACGGGGTTTTCGAACGGTTTATGCAAATGAGTTTGATGAGAAAGCAAGAGAAACCTTTGCTTTAAACTTCCCTCATGTTCAGTTGGACGAAAGAGATATTCGAGAAATCTCAGCAAGTGAGGTTCCCTCAACAGATATTATCGTAGGAGGTTTTCCTTGCCAAGCATTTTCGATAGAAGGGTATCGCCAAGGTTTCCACGATGAAAAAGGTCGAGGTACATTATTCTTTGAACTGGCTCGTATCATCGAAAAGAAACAACCTCGCGCCATTTTCTTAGAGAATGTAAAGAACTTAGTTCGCCATGACAAGGGAAACACTTTAAGAGTAATTTTAAAGACTTTAGAGGACTTGGGTTACTATGTGACTTACCAAGTGATGAATGCTGCTGAATATGGTAATATTCCACAAGGTAGAGAGCGAATTTACATTGTGGGGTTCAAAGATAAAGCGGTATCTGAGCGTTTTCAGTTCCCAGATAAAGTAGCCTTGACCAAGACTGTATTTGATGTTATTGACTTCAAAACAAAAGTAGATGAGCAGTATTATTACAGGGAAGATAAACATTATTATCCTTTGTTAAGAGATAATATTGTGTCTGTAGGTAGTATTTACGAATATCGCAGAGGAAATACGATAAGAGAAAACAAGAGTGGTGTTGTACCTACATTATTAGCTTCTATGGGGACAGGCGGAAATAATGTACCTCTGATTTTAACAGAAAGTGGAGGCATAAGGAAAATGACTCCAAGAGAATGTTTCAATACACAAGGTTTTCCTCGTTCGTATCAATTCTCGGAGAGAATGGCAAATAGTCACTTATATAAACAAGCAGGAAATAGTGTAGCAGTACCTGTGGTATCTCGTATTGCGAAGCAGATTAAATTGGCTTTAGAGAGTGAATAAGAAGAAGATGAGCAAAAACAAACGACAACGACTCCAACAAACCTTGGAGAAAACCTTTGATAAGGTTATTGGTTTAGCAGATGAAGTTAGCGGAGAAACAATCGAGGTTTCTGACAGATACTTAGTTTATGTAGAACTTGCAAAAGACTTAGTTTACCTTTCGTTGGAAAATAAGAAATCAGGTAAACGAGTTCATGATTTACACATTTCGGTATCTTCAGACTTAGATGTTTTCTTTTCAGGTAGCGTTTATAGGTCAGAGAGTTCTCTACCGGTAAGTACATTGGAACATATTGTACAATATGCTGCAAAAGGAACTCCACAATTTACACGTGGTTTTGAGATTTTGGTAGAATCGATTTCTACGGAATTCCAAGTGTCTTGTTTCTTGAGTGCTTTGGAAGAGGTAGTTAGTTAATTTTTATTTAGGAGGGTATAGTTAATGGTAAAACTAGCAAACAAACAGACAGTAGAATTATGGCACTACCTAAGACAAGGTTTTGAAGAAATGTTGAACTCTGATGAGAACCGTTTACCGGTGAAGTCAGTTAACCAAGTTTCTCCTAGCTATAAGTTTTCTGTGTTATTAAGTGAGTCTGTTTTTCAAATACGACTATTGAAAAATACACTAGAAACTAATTTAGATACTGATTTAGTTCATGAGATTGAGATTTATTACGATAGGGTACTAGGTAGATTTTCTTTTAGGGGTGTTTCTTGTAATCAGAAAACTGGAAAAAGGAAGGTTGTATCTACCGTAGCTTATTTACAAAATCTACTAGATGGGTATATTTTTAAACAGATTTTAACTGATTTGGTTGAGAATGTAGCTACAATTAAGCAAGTTGAGTATTTAAACTTAGGTATTCAGTTATCAGGTCTTGGTTTTGATGTGGTAGAGGGTTGATAATATGAGCAAATACAAAGGTTTAAAAAGAGACCAACTTGAAGAGTTGGTAGTAGAAAAACTTAATTTCTTCTTGAAGTATTTAGAGGGTCAATCTACTTATCCTATGGGTAAATTCCCTACCGGTAGTCCCTCTCCGCTCGGTGGTGAATACCTCATTTGGGTAGGTTGCTCTGAGGGGACGATTTCCTTTACCTTGCAAGACACTAATGGAGTTGATTATCACAACATTAAGATTGATAAATTTGGTGGTAGTAGACAAGTTGTAGAGATTGCAAGCCGACCTTTTAAAGAGACTGGGGGTATTTGGTTTGGTAAGTCTCTCAGTCTTCGTTGTGATTGGGTAGATTTGCAAGAGAACCCAACTATGTTTACAAAGCAGTTGTTACCTTACATTCGTAAGAAAGACCAAGTTTTAGCGTATTGGTTAGGTCTAACTGCGGTTCAAGATTATTGTTAGAAAGGTCATTGTATATGTTTAAAGGTTCAAGAGGAGTTCGTCTTCTATATAAAAAGAAAGATTGTGGTTATGACTATATTCAACCAGTAATTTTACCAAGTGGTGAGAAGGTTTTGGTCTATGGGAACACTTTGGAAGGTTGTCCTATATCTACGGTTGCTGAGGTGGAATTAAAACGAGCAAGTGACCTAGTTTATGCTCAAAGTAGAATTATAGAGATTGAGGGGTATTTACCTTTGCACGTTGTTCCTAATTGGGAAACTTTATTGGGTTATTCTGAGTTATTTGAAGATTAAGCAGATGTTGTAGATGGCTTTCAGAAACAAAGAAAAACAAGCCTTATTAGATGACCTCCTATACTTGTGTGATTGTGTAATTACCACAGGTAGTTTCAAGAAATCAGGACGTAAGCGTAATTTAAAAGTTACGCAGAAGTATGATACTTATTATGAGGTAGATGAGCATTATCCTAATATAGAAATTACTTTACTAGTAGGTGAGCGTAGAAAGGTTCATTCTTTAGAGTTAAACTTCCTACCTTGGAGGTTTGAGCATAATGTTCACCTTATGTCTTCGTATCTTTTAGATAGTTTTGACTGGAAAGAGAGTAATGTTTGGGTTAGTTTTGCAAACACTAAACAGTTAGAACAAGTATTAGCTGACTGGATAAACTCTATTCGCAGTCCTTTACAAGTGCAGCTTTATTTGGATATTTTGCAAAATCAGTTAAGAGGTGTTTATTATGGTGTTTAAAAGTAAAGTAAAAGAGTCTTTATATCAAGAGTTGAGAGCTTTCATTCTTCGGTATCAATCAGGACTTGTGCGTAACACAGTCAAACCTATGGATACTACTGATATGTTGACACGGCAGATTTTTGTCCACCTCAGAATTACTGAGGATAACGCAGTTTTAGTACATTTAGTAGACAAAGAGGGTTATCCGCTTTTTAAACTAGAGTTTTATTTTGGTGTTGCAGATGGTGTGAACTATGTAGGTATTAAATACAGTGACGTTGATGGTTTAGGTTCATTACAAACTTTTCCTTTAACCGATAACTTAGCTATTGATAACTTTTTAGTTCAAATAATTAAGTTTATTCCTTCTGAAACTTACATCAAGCATTATTTGACAGTGTTAAAAAAAAATCAAGTTCGAACATGGTTAGTATAAAATTAGTGAGGTAAAAACAATGGAAAATCAAACAATTTCCACACGTGGAATTCGTCTATTATTCGATGCACAAGGTTATGGTAAAGATTATGTTCAAGCAGTGATTCTCCCTGATGGTAGGAGACTGGTGATTACAGGTTCTACTTATGGTATGGGTGCTCCGCTTTCTGCTTTAACTGAAATTGAAGTGAAGCGTAAATCTGATTTAAAGTGGGCAATTAAAGACCTAGTTAACCAAGGGTATCAACAAGTTGATGGTTCTCGTATTTATGATGAATTGCGTGAGTTTGATAAGTTAATGCCTTATGGTATTTAGACTTTAGTAGGTAGAGAAAGAGAATAGGTGCTAATATGAATAACATTCAATTTCGTTTTGAAACCGCTTATGGTTATGATTTCGTCCAATTTGTGATTTTGGATGACGGTCGTAAATTTGCAATTACTGGGCAAATGGGAGTCGGTTTTGCGATTTCTCCTAGATACACGATTTATGTGAAGAAGAAGTCTGACTTGAAAGAGTTCTTGGATAAGGCTATTAAATTTGATGGTTATATCTTGAAAGACAATTACAATGATAACTTAGAACTTCAAACCTACGAAAACCATGTTTTTCGTTTTGATACAAATTAAAAACCTTGGAGGGTATCCTCATGCGAAATTTTGCTTTATACAATCCTAGTAATGATTTATATGTGTCTTATGTCGCTTTTAATCGTAAGACTAAAAGCTACGATATTGAGTTCACACGCGACTTGCACTCTATTCGGTTTTGGAAGATGAAGTCAAGTGCAGAAGCACAAGCACAGAGAATTTTCGATTGGAATCGAAATGTGGCGCTTGAGGTGCGAGAACTTAGATAAGTTTTTTCTTGACAGAGAACTTCAACTTAAGTTGGGGTTCTTTTGGTTTTACAGTTTATTATTCCTTGACAATCAAGACTTATTTTGCTATACTAAATTTAAGAAAACATTGAGGTAGAAAAATATGTTAGAAACAAACAAAACGAATGCAAATAACTTTGTAGTTTCCCAAGCAGTAACAGAATTGGTTGCCAACTCTATTTTGAATGAGGGTTTGACCTTACTGAAGGTTGAAAGTGGGGGTGTTAATGATGACACGCATGTTTATTACTTCTCAAACAATATTGGACACATGTTACCCACAGATGATTACACCGATAGAGAATTTGCAGTGAAACTAGTCTTTCTAAGACGTGAAAGCATAAAAGTAGATGAACGTATGTCGGAGCGTAACCTCTTTATCTACGGTATCGACAAATTTACTATTTCTCAAGCTTATACAGACAACGATGTAGCTGCAACAGGTTTCCTAGACTATCTTTATGAGCAATTAAACCATGAAACGCTTGCTGAGTTTTACATTTATGAGGAAACTTTGTTCACATCTTTGAATGATTTGATTGAGTTTCACTTAGCGAATAAACAATAAGTATAAAACACCCCTCTAAAACCCCTCAGATTGCCTCAGACTTAATTTTAAGTCTAACTTCGATAACTTATACGGTTTAAATTTAAAATGTGGTAGAGAGCGTCTTAGGGGGTTTTATTTGGAAAGGAACAGATGCACAAGAAAATCATAGCAATTTGGGCGCAAGACCAGTGTGGTATCATAGGTAAAAATAACCACCTCCCTTGGCACCTACCAAAAGACCTTAAGTATTTCAAAGAAACAACGTTAAATCAAGCTATTTTAATGGGACGAGTTACCTTTGAGGGTATGAACACACGGCTTCTTCCCAATAGAGAAACGTTGATTTTAACAAGTCAGTTTGATTACCAAGTAGATGGTGCAACTGTTGTAACAAGTGTAGAAGATGTCTTGGATTGGTATGAAAATCAAGACAAAACTCTCTATATTGTAGGAGGTCGTCAAATCTATCAACTATTTGAACCTTATATAGATGAGTTGGTTATTACACAAGTTCAAGCTGAAGTAGAAGGTGATACTTACTTCCCTAAAGACTTTGATTTCTCTAAGTTTTCATTAGTTTCTAGCGTAGTTTATGAAAGAGATAGTCAAAATGAGTTTGATTTTGTGGTTGAACACTATGAAAGGGTATAGTTATGATAGTTGGTTCCTACATTGAGATTAAATATAAAACAAAAGGTGGAGAAATTCAATATTCCACTCAAGAAGTCCTCCAATTTGGTTATAGCGAGCGTTATGGTTGTCAAGTTGTAGTTGTTGATAAAGACTCCCCTATGTACTTTGCATATCCTTCTGGGGAGTTGTTGCTTTCTTTGAACTTTGAGTCTCAGATTGCAAAAGCTAGAGTTATTTCTTGGTCTGATCCCTACAAAGAACATTATGGTGATTTTTACTACTAAATTAGCAAACTCCTTGAGTTTCAAGGGTTTTTGTGCTATAATTGAAAGAAATTTAGATAGGTGGTTTAGACAAACATGACTAAGAAATATGTTGAAAATGAAGAGTTGGTAAACCCTTCTCGCTATACGCAGAACAAAGTAGAGTCTTGGGATTTTTCCTTGTATTCTTGTTTCCCTCACATGATTGCTACGGTTACAGAATATGTGATTCGTTACAAACATAAAGGCGGCATCCAAGACTTAGAGAAAGCTCGTATTTGGTTGCATAAAGCGAAAGACTCTTATAAGTACCTTGCTCTATGCGCACCTAAACTGAGCGTATCCGAGTATTTAGAGTTAGCACCAGAAGTAAACAAAGCGAATTTCGCAGACTTGTCTGAGGAGCAGTTGGGTATTCTCAGAACAGCTCAAACTTTAACAATGAGTTTAGATAATGAGCGTATTTTCAAAGAGTGTATTGAGATTATTGATAAATACTTGGAGTTGTTGATTAAACAGGAGGGTGAAGTATAATGACTGTTTCAGAATTGATTGCTTATTTGTCGCAATTTCCACCAACAAGTTCTGTGGAAGTGAAGATTTCAGGATTTGATGACTCAGAAGATGGTCGTCTGAATTTATTTGGGTTGGTAAATGGGATTGTAACAACAGAGGTTGGGTATCCACAACTCATTGCAGAATTTGATTCTGCAGAGCCTTATGATTGGGGTGAGTAAAGTGGTTAGTAGTTATTTAAAACATAAATTTAACGCTTTCAAGAGTTCTTTAGTGGGTTCATTTTTAGTTGCTTTACTTTCTTACTTTATTTTATCCTTATTAGTTAAGTTTAGTTCTTTATTTAATAGTGTTCCCCTTGTCTACACTTTTTTAGTAATTGGGTTAACTCTTTTACTTATTTTCGGTTCTAGTATGTTCTTTGTTTCTTCCTCATACATACTGTTTGGTGACGGTATTCGAAGAGACTTTTACGGTAATGTTGAAATTGATTTTATGAACCTCTTTAATTTATATGTTTCTAAGGTTTTTCCAAAGGAATTTAAAGAGTCTGTTAAGTTTTTAGAAAGGGAGCTTTAATGCTTACTTGGTTTTTATTACTAAGAGCAATCCACCTAACAGTTGTCGCTTTCTTTTATCTTGTGTGCTTTACTTTTGCACTTTGGCCTGATACCAAAAGTTATTTTTGCTATTTTAGTAAAGTTCGGTTTACCTTAAAGTCACTGTTAGCTATGTTTTACTATATAGTTTTCTTTGAACTTCAGTCCGTAACTGAACTTTCCAACTTCCATATTTGGGTATCCGCATTGCTGGTTTTGCTCGATATTGCTGAAATGTGGTCTAGGAGTTACAGGACTTATGGTTTTAACACACTTAAGAAAACAATAGGTAAAGCAGCGTATTTCTTTATTTGATGTAGAAAGTAGGTTTTTATTTATGGTTCATGGGTTAAAAATTGCTCCCAATTACTTTGAGAAAGTAGTCTCTAAAGAAAAATCCTTTGAAGTTCGCTATAACGATAGAAATTTTAGAGTTGGAGACATTCTAAAGTTGATGGAATATACTGAGGGTTCTTATACCGGACGTTCTGTTTATGCTAAAGTAACATACATTCTTCAAGACT